ATTCTCATAACCACGTACAAGCAGACGGTTGCCTGCTTGCTCAACACTAGTGTAAAACTTCATTCAAGACATTCAATGTATCTAGCAAGGATTGCCTTGCTAGGGTTGGTCACAACAGTCAGGTCAGAAGACCTGACATTAAATTCACGCTCAGAAGAATGCTCTGCCCATGGAACCAGTTGACCTTCATAGTCTACCAGATAGGGTTCTATCATCCAGACATCAGGGTCGCCTGGTAAGGTGTCCCCCTCAACTGGTTCTACTTGAGCGATGATCCATTCATTCTGCAGCTTGATCAGGTTCGCCGTTATCTCCATTTTCTAGTTCCTCAATAAAACCTTCGGGTAGTTCATAGAAAACCCTCTCCTTCGGGATGCCATAACCTTCCAATTCGGTAACATAGTTATCCAGAATTGCATTGTCTGGATAAGTTACACTGACAATGTGCTCACCATTAATCCTAAACTCTTGTACTGGTGTGTAGGGACACCACTTAGAATATTTGATTGGCAAGTTGCCATTCTCATCTTTTTCACCAAGACCGAGAACAAATGGATACAGCATTTTGTATCCCACAGTTCTTTCTTGCTCGTCTTTTACATCACCAAATAAACAAAGAACTCTTTCACCAGTGGAAAGAATTGCAATACGAACTGAATGATTAATCCTCAGTTCCTGATTCGTCTCTTCCATATTTTTCAACCTTTTCAGTAATTTTGTTTTCGTATGCTTGCTGCAATCCTGGTTCGGGATTGCTGATAGTCATAACACTATCATAAGGAATCTTGAATTGCCAATCTGAGGAGTAAGGATTCCACTTACTAAACCTGATTTGATATTCACTTCCCATCTGTTCAGTAAGATACTGAGGGGATGCGCCATCTAGACTCAGGATGTATGGTTCTTCCATGAGAAGGCAAACGCCTTTTTTGTTCTCATCTTCCCCATCGAAGATTTCCTTCAGTTCAGCAATAACACGATCACCAGTCTTTAATGTAAGGATTGATACTGCCATAGTTATTGTGATTTCGATCTTAGTTTAACACCAAAAAAGGGGGATGTCAAATCCCCCTTCAACATTATTTAGAACCATTTTTTTCTTTTCTGTTTTTCTGGTAGGTTCTTGATAAGAGTAATTGTCAGTAGTCCATCTTCAAATTTTACATCTTCAATCTCTACGTCATCTCCCATCTGCCAGTTGCGTGAGAATGTTCTATATGAAATTCCTTTGTGTTGATATGTTCTCTCTTTGTCTGCTGGTGCTTTACGAGCAGAGACTGTTAGAACATTCCGTTCTGTCTCGACTTCAATATCATCTCCTGAAAATCCAGCAAGAGCGACCTCCAATAAGGTTCTACCATCATGTCCATCAACAACATTGTAAGGTGGGTAATTCGATCCACCTCCTGCAAGAGCTTCAAGTCTGCTGAATGTTTCATTGAATCCAATTGAGTAAGGGGTATAATGTTCCCAAGTTATGTTAGTCATGTCCTTTAAAAAGCGACGGTGTACGTAGGACCCCGAAGGCATCCTGGCGTGAAAGTGGGACGGTGAACCGCCCCTCATCCTCTCACAGTAATACTTATATCGATTCAAAGGTTTTTGATGTCAACAATCCTGTCTGGGAAACCGAATCAAAATTTCGGTTCTTACTAATAAAATCAAATGTATGTTCGGTAAACATATCAAAGGCAATAGAATACCGTGTGGTATTTGATTGATTTGTATCTACTCTATGATCTAACCATGAAGGAAACATGGTCATAGAACCTACTGTGTTGATAGACTTCCACCACCCAAAGAATGTACTAAGGTAAGGAAACCAATAGTCTGTAGTAGATCCTAGATTAGACAAAGATACGTTTCCACTAAGATATGCATTCTCTGTAAGATTATGAGAATGCACATCAATTTTCTGACCAGTTTCTAATGCAACTGCCCAACCACGAATCCACAATTTATCTTTAGCAAGAGGTGTCTCCCCCAGAGCAATCATATAAGAAGAATATGTCTGGTAAATTAACTTTGCCAGATATCTCATCTCTTCAAAATTCCAAGAGAAAATATTATATTTCTCCCATTCTTTTTCATATGATCCTCTATTACGAGACTCAAGAATCTTAACAAGTTCAGTGCAAAGATACTGGTTGTAGATATCAGTATAGATTGATATATCAAAGTTGGGTGCAAACGGTGTGTTCGCATCCCAACTCTTCCATCTATTTAAATTTGAATTTGAAGATCGTACCTTTGCTGGATGATTATCTAATTGATTCATTCAGCAGCAGTTTTCTTTCGTCCAATATTATACTTGCTCTCAAGCGTCCAATCATTTTTTTCTTTAAATGACAAGACTTTGATTTGATTGAGAGGAGCAAGATCCGCAATCTTCTCTGCATCTACAACAGTAATCAATCCCCAATCACTGAGGAGTTGCACAATGCGATTGCGACGTTGAACATCATTCAATGATAGATTCGTATTCTTACCGTCAAGAGCGAACAACTCTTTGAAGTGTACGATATAATACTTGCCTTGTTTGTGTAGGATATGACAGGATTGGTAGATCTTTTTCTCTTTTCGAGATGCTACTCCAATGCGAGTCAGAGTTTCTCTCACCTTGAGAAAGTCATCTGGTTCTCCAAGAACCACCTCAACCATGTCAGTTTGCTTCCACTGGACTTCAATTTCACCGCTCATTTTCTACCACCTTTATTCAATACCTTTGTAATATGATCTAGTTGATCCTTGGTGAGAATCCTGAGTGCTTGTAGAGCTTTATCGTCATTATAACCATAATACTCTTTTACCATTTCAAGATAATCAATAGAATCTTTACGTGCCCATGGAGAGAAACGCTTCCTTGGCTTCACACTATTTAGTAAAAAATCATATTGCATCTTCTTAGGTAGTTCTGGATACTTGTTCATCTCATTGGCATATAAGATAGTATCCGTAAAAGAACTGAGGCACCTGTTAACAATGTAAGGAGGATACCCTCGCTCAGCATCAGGGTCTCCATCAAGTAGATTCTTTTTCGATTGGTTGATGCTGTAAAGGTAGTCTTTTAGTTGGTACGTCATTCCAGTGTCTAATCACTCCACTAATAATAAAAAGGTTGGTAACCAAGTAAGAAATAAAAATAAGGGTGCGTATGCCAGCAATAGTATCAGCCTCTCTGTCTGTGCGTCCATACTTTTCACCCAGTGCTTTTGCCCAAATACGCCACATCAGAACTTTGCCGTAACACCAATAACTTTTGCATTAGGATTGCGAGCAAGGGCGACTTCCTTTGCTTCATTGTAGTTGCGAGCAATCACCTCTTCACAGAAGACCTTGCCAGCAACAAAGAGTTTGACTTCACACTTCATAATTGAAAAGGACGAGTTCCTTGCGGTCTGCTTGATCTGTATTATAACTCCCCACGCTCCTCATCGTGTAGGTGTGTGCAAATTCTGCTGCTGTCCACCCTTCAAACCTCTCACGAATGAGTTGAGACGAATTATAAGATATGAGTTGAGGACCAATAAACCGATCACACTTGATAGCAAAATGGTCGTGGTTGAATCCTTTATGCATGTTTCCACGCTTACCATATAGATTGGATCCGATCTCATAGGGGGGATCAAGGTACGTAAAGGCGTCTTTATCATCAGTAAGGAGTTGTTCATAAGACTTGTTAGTAATTTTCCAATTGCCAATCAACTTCTGATAATCTGTTAGTCTTTCAATACCTGCCAACGAAAAATTTGAGTCGCTTGCTTGTTTTGAGAAGGAGGATGACTCAGTAAGACCCGAAAAACTGCACTTATTAACAACGTAGAAAGAAACAGCACGCCATATGTTTTCAGTATACGGTGGGAACTGATCTGTTGTTGCAGATCCCGAAAGATATTCTTTAGCGTCCAGGAAAAGTTTCTTAGCGGAAGTGGGGTCAGGGTGCCTTTGTTTAAGTTGGAGCAGGATGTTCTTAATTTCATTACCATTGTCCTGTAGTTCTCTCCAGAAGTTATAGAGAGGTTCGTATAAATCATTGACCCAAATGTCTAGACGAGGATACCTCTTAGACACTTCTAATGCTACGCTACCACCACCAAGAAACGGTTCACGATATTCTTTGTAGTCTTTAAGATCAGGGATATACTGAAAAAGTTTTGACAAAGCGCGACTCTTGCCACCAGGATAGCGGAGAGGAGTCTTCAGTGATTTCAAAGTGGTTGCCATAATTAAAAAGATCTTTCAAAATAGATGTTAAACGCTACACTAATTCTAGTCTCATCGGACGTGTTAGTACAGACACCATGCTGCAGAAAACCAGGGAACAAGTATATTGCACCATTGCATGGTTGGTATGACCGCCTATTAGACAGTTGAAAAAATGGATAAGCAGCACTCAATGCAGGGAATGGACTGCTGACAAAAAAGTCTCCATGTGAATTATCTACTTTGTAGTAATACACACCAGAGAGATCAGCATCTCCATGATCATGGATGTGTGCATAATCATTTTTCTCAAACAAAGATACCCATGAAGAATTAATCTTCACACGCATCGCATCCTTATAGTTTGGGTTTGAATCAAACCTAACATCATTCATGAATTGATCTACATGTTTGTAAATCTCTTGCTTGAATTTGATGAGAGCATTGTCTTCAATAAAATTATCCATGAATGTTGCCGTGGATAATTTGTGTGTGCTACCCCAACCTTCAATTGAATTTACCATAGTTCTTTCTATGGCAGGATGCAGTTCTTCCTGAATTGCATCTACATCATCTACAAGTGCCCTGTAAAATGGGATAGAATATAAACTTTCAGTCGTCATCGTATGTGGGAGGGTTATACTTTAGATACTCACGAAAGATATGTTTCATCTCTCGCTCAGTCATGCCGCAATGCTTAGCAGCATTAGGTAAGTTCATTGTAGCATGAAACAACGCATCATTTGCCTCTTGCACGTTTTCGGGTGTTGTCTTTACTGGCGGCGTTTTCAAATATTCTTTTGTAATGTCGATCAGGTTCTTTTTCAAGTCGCTCAAGCATTTCCTCCATCATAATAAATTTAGGTTCCTTCTCGATGAATTTGAGTAGCGTCATTGAAACTCACAACTCATCATGATCTCAGTCAAACATGCAAGCATATTGACTTCCTGATCAGGAACAATAGCAATGTCCCTCATGTACTTAGCAATGATAAGAACTGCCTCAGGGATAGAAGCAGGTTTCATTACAGTGTAAATGCTGTCATAGATCTTACGCATCACCATGCTGGGGTCATTGTCCATGTGCTGAACAACCCAGTTCTTGACATTGGTGAATTCTTTTTTCTTCAAAGAAGACAACAGAGTGTCAAGATTAACGTCAGCAACATCAACCAATATGGCAGAGTTGATACTACCTGTAGCAGCATAACGCTGGCACTCGTTAATAAGACGACGCCAATCAGGATAATAACGTTTTGTAAGCTTGGCAAGGACCTTATCCTCATACTGGATTTGTTCATGATCCAGAATGGTTTTGAGGCGAGTGAAGAACTGCCCTTGCAAACCAGTCGCTTGTTCTGGTTTGATTCTAAAGTCAACGACCGTGCAACGCGAGTGCAGCGGTTCGATAATTTTATTTATAAAGTTGCAGGTGAAGATGAAACGACAGTTGCCATGGAACTCTTCCACAGCGGTCCTGAGGGACAGTTGAACGTCGTTAGTGGTGTTGTCTGCCTCGTCGATGATGACGACCTTGTGGGACGCTCCAGAGGTCAGAGAGATGGTTGTGGCAAACTGCCTCACACGGTTCCTCACGGTGTCTAGGAAGCGTCCTTCATCGGATCCATTGATCACGATGTAAGAGGCACCAATCTCCTCACACAGCGCCTTAGCGATGGTAGTCTTGCCGACTCCAGCAGTGCCGCTCAGCAGCAGGTTAGGCAACTCACCTTGATTAACAAAACCCTGAAAGACATCTTTGATGCTGTCAGGGAGAATGCAGTCTTCAACAATGTTGGGTCGATACTTCTCAACCCACAGAAACTCTTTGCTCATTCAAGTGGTCGGGTAAATGATTTAGAAATGATGTCCGAGGCATTGAACATCAGTTGCATATACTCTACACCCTTTTTGGGTTTAGTATGCTCACCGCATGTGAAAATATCACACACCGCCATGCCTTTCTCAGGCCACGTATGAATGCTGATATGGGACTCAGCAAGCATGGCAACACAAGTCACACCTTGAGGATCAAACTTGTGCGAATGAAGTGCAAGCAATGTTGACTTACACTTTTTGGATGCTGTATAAACAATATCCCTAACGAACTCTTCGTCATTGAGAAGATCTTTCGTGCAACCCTTTAAGGTAAAAAGGATATGCTTCAAGGTTCCAGTGCGACATAATACGTAAGATCCAGACTGGTGTTTGACCACTCTGAGATAAGGTGTTTGGAGACTTTGACAGTATAGTCGCCAGCGAGAACACGAATGTTGTCAATCTTGACATCCAAAGAATAGGTGCCAGTAGAACAACCACCCACGGTGAGATCGTAAGTATTGCTGGTATCATTCTCTTTGTCCCGAAGAATAATTTTGATAGTATCTAGTCCTTCTTCAGACTGGAAAGTCAGGTCTGGAAGACCGTACACAGCAGATGCTTTCTGCAATGCAATCAAATCATCACCCGTCAGATTGAACTGGAGATCTGCACCAGGGAAGTTTACATTCTTTTCTGGAGCACTCTTGAGCGTAATTTCTGGATCCGAAAAATAATACTTAGCAGACTGACGCCCCCCACGGATGCTAACAAAATCGCTACTGGTAAATTCGAGCTGAGGATCGTTAAACAGAGAGATACCGCTAAGAAACTGACTGAGATCATAAATTGCGAAGTCAGTAGGAAATACTTCCTCACCAGTGAACTTTGCGAGGATGTTCTCGGCATTTGAAATTGTTCGGACTGTAGACCCCTTGCGGAATACGATGGAGGAATTGATGTTGGAAAAGTTTTTGAGGACATCGAGAGTCTTTTTAGATAGGATAACTTTACTCATTGATTGTAGGATTCAGTAACAGAGGACTTGTCAGAAAAATGTAGAAGGAGCAAACCATAATGCAGGATCTTGATAATGTCCCGACGAGCAGTGCCCTTCTTATCGTAGCGAGAAGCATACTTCAGGATGTTGCTTCTGCAAAATGCTTCAGCATCACCACATGCTTCGATCAAGTCTAACGTTTGAATACTGTCATTGCCAGCAGAGTAATGTTGGTTGTAGGTTCCAGAGATGTAATCACGTAGCTCCTGTAGGAGTTTATCTTCATCATATTTAAATGCCATTCACTTGTTCCAGATAAGGCGAATATTATTATGGTAGCATTCTTCGAGGTTGCCGTCAAGATCTTTGACAAACAACTTCAGACCCTCGCCACCTAGGATCTTGACAGTCTTGCCGCTGTCCAAAACGGCAAGATTGTTTACATAACCGTGGAACTTATCAGTCCTGGTTTGTGGCATCTTCTTCCTCCGTAGAAACATCAGCATCAATTTTATCATACAATTCGACGAACGACTGCTTGGTCTCATCATCGAAACGATTTACGCAAACCTTGATTGCCTTCATACGATCACCCCAGATAGCATATGCTCGCATGATGTGAACAAGACGACGTGTGGAGATAACTTCATCAACACCGCCTTCACGGAAGGTGCGACGAATAATGTCTCCCCAGTTTGCAAGGTTGGTGCAGAACTCTTCATCATGCTTGCCAAGAGAAGCAGCAACACGCAGCAGAATCTTGGTCTCGATAGCAGGGGTAGGATACTCCTGCTCAAAGGTCAGTGCAAAACGCTCAAGGAATGCTTCGTTGAGAACGTTGGTGCCGATGAAGCGACCGTCATCAGATCCTTTGCCCTTGGTGTTGGCAGTAGCGATGATGTTGAAACCAGCAGCGGGTTTGACATAACGACCAGTCTTCTTCAGGAAGACACCCTTGCCTTCCAGAACAGATTGCAGACACAGGATTTTGTTAGAGGCAAGGTCAACTTCATCTAGAAGCAGCACAGCTCCCCGCTCCAGAGCTTCGATGACAGGACCATTATGCCAAACAGTTTCGCCGTTAACAAGACGGAAACCACCAATAAGATCATCCTCGTCGGTTTCAATGGTAATGTTAACGCGAATCAACTCCCTATTTAGAGCAGCACATGCTTGCTCAACAGAGAAAGTCTTACCGTTTCCTGACAGACCAGTGATGAACGTAGGGTAGAAGATACCAGACTTGATAATTTTCTTCACGTCAGTGAAGTTGCCAAAGGGAACATAGTTGTCATCCTTGTCAGGCACAAGGTTCTGCTCAACTGCTTCCATAACAGCAGGGGCAGCAGCAGGTGCTTCGTAGGTTTTCTCAAGACGCTCAGCAACAGTCAAGTTCCAAGTGCCACGCTTGACATAGAAGTCGCGCAGACGCTTGACAGCAGTAGGATAGGTAACACCAAAGTGATCACATGCAGAGCGAACGTGCTCAGTATTGATATCGTTGCCGTAAGTATCGGACAGGTAAGAAGTAAGTTGTGTGGTAGTCAGGTCAGACTTAGCAGGCATTGGATCCCTTGTGTTGTATGCACATATTATATACAAAAAAACCGCCCCGTCAGGGGCGGCGTAGACAGTTTCAGAATTGGATCTCTAGAGATCCATCTGCCTGTCGCTTGTATGTCTTGACTCCACACTCTTTCAACTTGGAAACCAGTGCCATCTCATCGGTCATAGGTTCAGGATTAGATTCGATGAAGTCAGGGATTCCCAGTTGCTGAGACATTGAAGTGTTAAATGATTTACCTGTAGTCAGGGGACCATACTTCTTAACGTATTCAGTAATTGATTTTGAATATGTTGCAATAGATGATTCAAAATCTTTGTCAACAATCTTAGTTTTGTATTTGCCACCTGGCATCTTATCACGCTGCTCCCAATTTTTGATTGGAAACTGTTCACTTAGTCCTGGGTATTTCTCATTCAACCAGTTCTTCATGAACTTTGTTGCCCCACGTTTGCTCGGCATCTTGTCAACTTCAGCACAAAGGTTGTTCCAAACGTTTTGACACTCAATATCAGAAGCCTTATATCGAGTTTTCATAATAAACTCGACGGGTTTTGGTTGAGAGGTTTTAGTTGTCTTACACTTTGCCATAGTTTTTTTAAAAAGTAGCGAAAAATTCCTTCCTCAAATTATAAGAAAGGAATCACAGAATGTCAAGCTATGTATTCGATGAAAGAACTGAGGAGTTTTTTGTTGGTTGACTTCTTACCAAGCATTTTTTTGAATGCCTTGGTGATCTCGCCCTTGCTAGCACCAGTCTCAACTTCAAACTCAGCATCCTGATTCAGAGAGTTGTTGTTGAGGACATACAGAGCACTGTAGCTCTTAGGCATTGGGAGGATAGCAGAACGTTCCTTCTTCCATTGCCGCTGAACCTTGTCATACTGAGAGATGTCAGCGTATTGGGAAACAAAACTAGAGAGACCAGTGCCACCCATGATACGGAAACCAATAACGTTTACACCAGGATTCCTGTCATGGACTTGAGTGATAAAGTTGTTAGTCATCTCTGCCCATCCACCACCTGAAGGATAGGTGCGACCAGTCTTACGATCACGCAAAATGGTGTAGTGATCTACACGGCGAGGACGAACATAATACTCATCCTTGTGATCGTTGTAGAACTTGCGACCATAAGTTGCCTGACATGATTCACCGTCAGTCAAGACACAGACATTGACTTTCTGCAGATCGTTCTGTTGTTTGAACTCAGGAATCATGTAGTTGAGCATGACAATCGCTTCGTTCAAAGGAGTGCCAGACAAAGTTATACCTGGGGTGGTGTGATAGGTGACGTGATACGTATATGCATATGCCTCACGATAAAGATTAAGACACATGCGCTCATAATCTTTAGAGTTAGAATTGGAAGACACAAAGTTGATCAGATGAAATCGACCTTTGTTCAGGAAGATTTTACCTTCAGTGCAATCACATTCTTCTTCATTGAAATGATCATAGCGATCAGTATCGTTCTTGATACGTTCTACGATACACCACTCATTAGTAAATGCATAAACCTCAAAAGGAATATGGACTTTCTTACAGAATGCAGTCAGGTTCAGCAACTGCTTGACTGTACCAAACAGTTCATTGCCCATAGAACCAGACCAGTCAAGAATAAAGATCATGCCATGGTTCTTACCGTCAGGAAGAACCGTTACTTTTTTGAAGAGATCTTCATTGTACTTGTAAGTGTGTAGCTTAGAAGTATCAAGCACACCAGTCTTAGATTGACCAGCACGAGCGTAAGCGTCAGCAGACTTACGGCACTCAAACTCTTTAACAAGATAGTTAACCTCCTTCTGAGATTCTTTACGAAACTTCATATAAGATTTATCTACGTTGTAGTACCGATCGTCATTATCAAACCGCTGACGGAACTCATCAATCCATGCATGTACTTCTTTCCAATCAGCAATGTAGTCAGAAGTGTCTACAGTATCTGGGATTTCAACGTAATGAATATTGCTAGATGACCAACGATCAGTTAGATCTTGAGCAGATGAATCAAACGAACGTTGGGTTTGAGACGTATTTCCACCAGAAGGACCTTCTACATCTTCTTCCTCTTCTTCCTCGTCTTCTTGTTTTTCAGGTCCTTCAATTGGACCAGCATTGTTGATACCTGCCATGGAGTTATTTTGCTGCTCAGATTGTTCGTCATCGACACTTTCGGTTTCAGACTCAGCAGACCCTGGTGGTTGGAACTCAGGAGTTTGTTCAACAACGTTCTCTTGCTTAGAAAACTCATACACATCGACAGCAATCTGACAGACTTCCTCAAAAGTCTCAGCGACATCAGTGCGAGCAACGAACACCTGCTCCTCAATAGAGAAGGGGATCATGGCACTAGAACCAACCTTGAAGTGTAGGTTGATACGATCAATCAGACTCAGTTTGCTGAGATCTTCATCAGCAATACCAAAGAAGTCTTGATCATTCAGTTCTTTATAACCACCAGCAAAAGACTTACGCAGACCAGGATACTTACGCTTCATCAGTTTCTCGATGCGAGCATCCTCAACAACGTTTACAAAGTCCTTAGGGCAGTCAGCAATCTCACGCCAGTCTTCGTTAGGAGTAAAGAGAGCATGACCAACCTCATGACCGACGAGCATGTCATACACAATGCTGCTAGCACGGTCCCAGTTAGGCAGGGTCAGGATGCGACGATCCACGTCAAAGGATGCTGTGGTGGTATTGCGATGCTCTACAATCAGGTTCTCAGTAGCGAGCAGTCGTGCCAGGTTGCCTTTGATCTCTTGGTTCATGTCCCTGTTGCGTTGATGAACATAGTATATACAAAAAAAGAGGTGCCCGTAGGCACCTCAGTCCAGTTCCGAAACTGTCTCCTGGATGACAGAGAAGTTCTTCTCCTTCACCGCAGTGAGTGTTCTCTCAAATTTTCCATCTAAATTTTCTCTATGACTGATAACATAAACGTTAGAGTTATCATCGAAATTACGGATGATCCAACTAAGATCCATACCACCTTGCTGATCGAGTGAACTATCAAAGATCTCATCCAGAATCAAGAGGTTAGTATCCACAGAATTCTTGAGCTTAGCAATGCTACGCCAAGTAAGCAGAAGAGCGATATCAATACGAGATTTTTCTCCTTCACTGAAACTATCATAAGAAAAGACATCACGGTATCTAGATTTGATTATCTCCTCAAAGTTCTCATCCAACGTAAAATTGACATAAAAATCCATACGTTGGAGATACTGATTGATGAGTTGGTTCATCGCTGGGAGATAGGTCTTAATGATCCTAGTCTTGATCCCGTTGTCTTTAAGCAACTGCGATGCCACAGTCAGTGTATCACGGTCCTTCTTGTTTTCAGCAAGCGTACCACTCAATTGTTTTTTATTCTTAACAAGACCTTCAAGTTTGACAAACTCTGCTTTCTTGTCTGGGTTGGTTCCCTGCAACTCTTTGATCTCTACCTCAATATCAGAGATGTTCTTCTTGATAGATGTGATCGAAAAGTTAGATTGACTGATCGATGCATTCAACTGCATGACTTGATCAGACAATTTAGTAAACTTATGCTCGCGTTCTTCTTCTTTTGCTATCTCCAGCAGAAGATCTTCGACGCCAGTATTCATTTTATTTAACTGGTCAGCACCCTCGTTTATCTTTTCTTGTCTAAAATCTTCATCTAACTCCTGTGTACAGGTAGGACAGACATGATTATCAGCAAAGAAATCGTGTTCTTTCTTACAGTTGTTTAACTTAGATTGAATTTTAAGAAGAAAAGTGTTTAACTTCTTTAACTTTGTTGTACTATTTGCTACCTCCTTCATATCTTCAGAATGTTTTTGTACTTCAGAAGAGAGACGCGCAATTTCATTATGAAATTCGTTTTCATTCTGTAACAATTCAGAGATCTTGTTCTCTTTACGGGTGATCTCCTCCTTGGTTTTCTTCTCCAGTTCCAGCATGTACTTCTTCTGAAGATCAATCTTCTCGTCAAGGAGATGAATCTGATAGTCTAGTGTCTTGATCTCTTCATTGTTCTCCCTGACCTTATCCTTGAGCAGGACATTCATTGTAGAGAACACTTGGATATCAAGAATGTCTTCGATGATCTCTCGACGTTGTGCTAGTGGCAGACGCATGAACGGTACAAACGTGGAGGATCCCAACACCACGATCTGTGTGAATGACTTGTAGTTCATCTTGAGGACGTTCGCCTCAAAGTTCTTCTGCTGTTCTACCAGTGTGCTCTCCTGGTTCCACAACTGACCATTGCAGTAGATCTCAAACTTGTTTGGTTTGACACCACGAATTACTTTGTATTCTCTGCGACCTACACTAAACTCGATTTCAGTAAGACAATCTTTCTCATTGATACTATTGACCAACATGGGTTTGTTGATCTTACGGAATGGTTTTCCAAACAAAGAAAAGGTAAGAGCATCCAAGATGGTACTCTTACCTGCGCCGTTGCTACCGATGATTAGATTAGTTTTTGCTGTTTGCAGATCAACTTCACTGAATACATTACCCGTTGATAGAAAATTCTTCCAGCGGATTTTTTTAAAAATAATCATTCTTCGGGATCGTCAGGGGGTATCAAAAAATCGTCAGGGGTAATGATAGAGAACTTGTGTCCTCGTTCTTGACATGCTGTAATTATAACATGATCGTCAACTTCCACAATCTGCATGGGTGGATAATCTTCATCATCCTCTAGCATCATGTGATAGCGAAGAGCGTCATCTTCTTCCTCAAAGATAGGAATCACCCTGTCTTCGTCGTCATCAAAGACAGAATATACGCCGTCAGGGTGATCTTCTAAGGTTACGATAAACATCTCACGCAACGTTGCAACTTTCAATATATAGAGATCTCATCAGACCCTTTAAATCTGACTTATCTACGGACATCTCTACCTCATCAATATACTCATTGAGTAAAGTCAATGTATCTTTTGTAGAGATATCAATGTCTGCAGTATCTTCTTCGACAAGTGTTTCTACAATCTTAACATCGTGAACACCTACGTTGTAAAGACGATCAACCAGTGTTTCAAACATCTGGTAGTCCCGCTTTTCTTCAACGACGATCTTGATGTACTTGTCCTTATAACCAGACACATCTTGTTTGTTGTAGTCCACACTTGCGTCGTCATAGAAGATTTTGTCGAAGATCTCATAGGGATTTGCGACAAACTTAAGTTTATCACTTTCAGTATCGTAGATATGGAATCCACGGCGGTCTTTATAATCATTCCAATACATCTGGTAAGGGTTGCCAAGGTATTGAACATTACCCTTCTTAGACTTATGATGATAATGTCCAGACCATACACGTTGGAAGCGATGGAATTTTCCTGCATCCATTCCATGATCCATTCTCATGCCAGGTGTCACCTCAAACCCATTGAGTTCTAGATGACCACAGCAGATATCTGCTTCGCTTGTCTCAAGCAATTCAAAGATCTCTTCCTGGTTTTCTTTATTGATCCAAGGCAACATCAAAAATACTTTCTTACCCATACGGATTTGTTTGGGTTTAGAATAGATTTTGATATTTTCATACTGCTCTAGAAGAAGTTCTGGAGAGTTGATACGATTGGTGTTCTTGTAATACGTGCAGTGGTTGCCCAGCAGCATGTGAACTTCGTATGGTTTCAGTCTCTCGAAATAATTTTCACGCACACGGTGAAAAGTATTAAAGTCCATAGACTTTCGATTATCAAATGTGTCGCCCAGATCAAAGACGACGCTGATACCTTCTTTCTCAAGCGTTGGAAAAAATACTTCATCATAGAATTTCTGGAAGTAGTTCCAGAATGCAAGAGAACCTTTGCGACCATCTAGGTGTTGGTCTGTAATGATTGCAATCTTCATTGTGGTTTATGATCCTTCATGCCATCATGATTACCATCGCCAGGCAGTGTGCCATACGCTAGGTATTCTACTGCTTGCAAAGATCCTTCTAGTCTAATCAGATCTCTCTCAATACGTTGATATTCATAATACGCTTCTTGCAGTTCTTGCTGTCTGTCATGTAGTTGACCGACTCGCTTTGTAAAACGCTCAAGCAGTTGTTCATAATTTTCAGTGGGTTTCATAATTTACCTCCAACGGTTCCATCAAATTGTTTGGATGTTGTACAGTTTGCCCAGTTAGTAGCGACACCTTCCAAGTGGAATCCCGTTCCGAGAAGGACAGCTTCCCGCGTACCGCCTGTGATGAGTGCCGTGCCATCCTTACTAAAGCTAGTCCACGTTCCAAAGCGTCTTTGTTCAATTCGGAAATCTCCATATGGGGTTGTGTACCATTCATGTTCAGCAATTTCAGGGTGTTCACTCATCGATTCATTCTTGTTTCAATATTTTCTTTGATACTGCCCATATCAGAATAGGATGCGTTCATACCAGACATACTACCATCATATGAGTCAGTGTGCATAACTTCATCATACCCAGACTTCTCAAGAACTCTTTGTTTAATCTCTAGTTGCTTTTTCTCTTTTTGAATACGGCGGAGGAAAGCGTAGTAAATGATTTGTGTGAAGTAAGCAAACGGGTTCTTGGATTTTTCAGGATCGAAGTTGTCAATGTACTGCAGGCAATTCTCAATACCATCACAGATCATGTCCTCTCTGAACATGTAGTTGACGAAGTTAGGTTTATATGATAGGTGTGTAGCAATCTTTAGAAAGCACTCACCAAGGTAGTTTGTAACACGAGGACGTGGTTTACCCAGTTCCTTTGCTGCATGAACCTTGCTGCGATACTCAGTGATGGCAGCGAGAAACTCTTTATTGTTGACGTAATACTCTGTTTGTTTTCTTTTTGCCATTACTGTGTATGCCACGATTTAACTCACATATCATGTGTAAAGTATACCACTGTGTCAGTGATCTGTCAAAGGGGGTTGACAAATCCTCAGAACCTCAGTAGGATAACTCTGTCAGGGTTCAAGAGAAGTAGTAGCTATTAGCTTTTATTAAATAGATCTTCTAGAGTTTTCTTCATCTCTTTTACTGAACCTAGATACCCAGATCCTCTAGGTAATTTATTCCCTCTTCCTGCTAGCGATTTTCCGCTCTCTAGTCGGGTGAGGGTTTTTTCATAGAAATCTACAATCTCTCCCTCAACCTCAGACATAGTAAGTACGTGATCTCTTTTGATCACGAACATGTCTTCAAACGTTGCACTGATCCATTCTTTCAATGCAAATCCTGTAACCTCTAGTGATCCTTTTCTTTGTTTTGCATTCTCTACAATAAGAGGACGCTCCAACATAATTTTATCTTCGTCAGGAAGATAACAGATTTTAGATACTAATTCTTCGCCTGATAATAATTTTATTGTTGCATAGAATTCTTCTTCCATATTTAATTTGCTCTAAGGTTTACTTTTATAACCTCATACTTAAAGTTCTCTTCATTGTAAATGTTAACTCTTTCATTCAAATGACGAAGGGTGTAGTTCTGCCCGCCAATGTCGTC